ACAGGGAGAACGTCTTGCCGTCAGCCGTGGTGTTGACGTCCCAGTACTTCTCGTTCAGCGCCAGCGTCGAGTTGTAGAACCCCAGGTAGAGCCGGTTCGCTCCCGTGTGGGAGATCTGCGCGTACCCCAGCTGAATGTCGGCGCCGGCAGCGAACGTCTGCCAGTCCGCCCAAGTGTTCACCGTTGCGAGCTTGCCATACGGCAAATTCGAGCCAAGCACCTTGCGCATGGCGCTTGCGCTCGCGTCGTACATGGCGAAGTGGTCTGCGGCCAAGTCGACAGTCGTCTCGGCCGTGAGCGCGCTGATGTCGAACGCCGCCCCAGACGGCGAGACCCACTTGAGTCCGGTCGCCTCCGCTGAATCGGCCGAGAGTACGTGGCCGTTCGCCCCAACCGGGAGTCGCGCGGCCGCATCGCTGCCGGTGCCGGCAGCCAGATCGCCCTTGGCGTCCCAGAGGGTGTCTGTCGCTACGTCGCCGCCTGCACCGCCGAGTCCGACGATGTCGCCATTCGCGTCGCGCTTTGCCATTACGCCTCCACCACGGCGACGATGAAGCAGTCGACCGCGCTCGCGGTCGTCGTCTCAGCCTCGATGGAGTCGCCTTCGTCCAGCATCAGAACCTGGTTTTGGTCGAGCAGCTCCGCGCTCTCATCTTGGTTGAGCGAGTAGCGACGCCACGTGCGCGACGTCGCACCTGGCTTCACATAGAACTTGACTGTCTGCGCGGCAGCGTTCGTGTTGTAGATGCTGATCTGCTTCACGTACGCAACGGCGTCTTCCGGGACGGTGTACAGCACCGTCTTAGTCGTGGGCAGCTGCCCCTCGTACACGCAAGTCGGGTCGAATACTCTGGACATCAGGCGATCCCCGCGTGGCGCAGCTGCATCGGGTAGGCGTCGTCGGGCTCAGCAAAGAGCGTGGCGAAGTCAGCCCAGTCGATGCGGCGATACGACCCGGTCTCGCGATCCCAGAGGATCACGACGTGGTTGGTGCCGACCGCGTCGGCCCCTACTGCGAACAGCGAGAGCGCGTTGGAGATGGATTGCGCTTCAGTACTGGTGCCGCTGCTGGCGCCGCCCGTGGCCGCGCTGCCGGCGCCCGTCAGCTCGGCGTAGTTGTTCCTGACCGCGACCTTGACGAGCCCCGTGGCCTTGAGATCCGCGACGGTGATCGCGCGCTGCATTGGACCGGCGCGCTCGCCACCAATTACTTCGAGTCGTTCCTTGACCGCATCGAGGAACGCGCGCAGCTCGCGGTCCACCTTCTGTGGGACCTGGAGGCCCGGAGACGTAGAGCGCGGCATCAGAGTACGTCCTCAACCGTCTCGCCGATCTGCACACGGTTGACGCGCAAGTACTCGCCCACAGTCAGCTCGAACTCGACTGAGTCGGCGATGAATCCCTCTGGCAGCCGGAACAGAAGCGCGCTTCGATCGGGCTCGGCGAAATTCACGAGGAACCGAACCAGCTCGTTGCGCTGGCTCTCGTTCGTGTACGACCGAATCTTGATCAGGGCGTACGTCTCGTACCACCGCCTGTTTGCCGGGATAGCGTAGCTGGCATAGTCGACGTCAACCCGGACCCACGCAAGGTTGGTCGGCTTAGGGAGCACGAATCGCTTGGACTTCCAGCTTGCCGCCGCCGTACCATCCCAGTACGCACCGATGTTGGATCCGTCACCAGTCGTCGTGTGGACGAAGATGGTGTCCTGGGTAACGGCAGTGAGCAGCTGCTGGACGAGGGCGTCGCTGTTCAGATTGACGTGAGCCCGGTGCAGCGTTCGCGTCGCTGGGTCGAGATGCCCACGAAACTCAGAGCGCCCCTGCGCCTGAATGTCGGTGCGGTCGCCATTGAGCGCCAAACTGATGAACGCTTCGCCTCTGGTGCCGGTCCACGCCCACGTGAATTCCAGTGTGTTGTCATACCAGTAGCCGCGAATGTTGAAGCCGGCAGACTCGCTCGTATCAAGCACGAGTTCGCGCCACTTGTGCTCCGGGTAGAACTCCTTGGTGATGTTCACCACCGAGTCTTCGCTCACCGCGATGATCCCGTTGGGTGACACGTATGCGACCTTGTCGCCGACGCTTGTCGGGCTGGTACGGCCGAGGCAGGGCTCGGCCACCGGGATGCGGCGCGGGCCCATCTGGCGCGGATGCGAACCGACGAACACGTACGGGTTGCCCTTCGTGCCGACAAACACAGAGTTGCCGAACACCTGGATTCCGACGATGTCGTAGTCCACCGGGTAGCGGTACTCAGCCGGCCACGCGTGCGGGTAGCCAGGCTCGCTGAAGCACAGGCTCTTGCCGGAAAATCCGGCCATCGCGCCGTTAGGCAGCGCGATGATGCCGCGCAAGTCGGCCGGTGGCTCCAGCCACGCCTCGCTGGGGATAACCTCACCCAACTCGCTCGGGTCGAGCGTGTCGCTGTGTGACGTCGTCGCTACGGCCAGCTCGGCGACGAACTGGTATTCGGTGCCGTCGTCGCCGGTGTTCGTCCGATAGATGCGGCGATGCGTGATGTCGTATCCGCCCGGCACGGCGGGGAAGGAGTTGATCGTCACCGCCTCGCCGACCGCGACGGGGATAATGTCAGAGGCTGGAGAGGGCGCGCTCTCCTCGCCGATGTTTGTCACGTGCGTGATCACGTACGCGCGCTGCTCGATGACGTAGTTCTGCGACGGCACGAGCGGATCGATCGTCGCGCCGCCGCGATCGATGATGAAGTTGCAGTTGCCGGAGAACACGATCGAGCCGGCGGCGGTTGCGGTTCGCGCGCTCTGGTCGGTGTTGGGGCTAGTCGACAGCGTCGAGAACTCCCACGCCAGCGGCGACTGCGTAGCCGTGACCTCCAGGATGTCACCAGGTTGGAGCTGGTGCGTGGCGATCGTCAGTGTCGAGCCGCTAGGAATCAGGAAATTCCAATAGGCCTTGCGCTTCTTGCGCGTACCGTGCAGCCAGAAATCGTTTGTCCACCGCAGCCCGTAGTTCAGCTTGTCCACCGGGCACACGTAGTTGGTCGAGCCGACGCCTGTGACCGTGACGTTGTTCGCATCGACGACCGACACGACCTTCATTCGCGTGCCGACGGGGAAAGTGGTAAGCGACACAGCGACTGGCGAGACCACGTCGGTCTGGCCATACCCGCGACTGCGGCCCTCCCTGTTCAAGACCTCGTGGATCATCATGAGGTTCGTACAGGTCAGAGCCGTGATCGCGCCGGAGAACGCCTGCTCGGGGATCGTTGAGGCGACTGCGGGCGCCGCCGCCGGCGCGGGAACGCCGAGCGGCCGGAACGTCGGCGCGATGTCCTTGTGGGTCATCTTCGGCGCGCCATCGCCGGTCATATACAGGCGCCGCCGCACGTCGTCCGCAACCGGGCCGAGGGCCCACTCTACGTCGAGCGCAGAGCGCAGCCACTGGATGCCGGCGCCAGTGTCGTACCGGAAAATCGATACCGGCTCGGCGATGTTGCCGAAGTTGTGCACGTTCTGCCACGGGTTATCGTAGCTGCGAATCGCGCCGCTTCTGTTGAACTGGACCGCCTCGGCGTACGTTGCCTCCGAGGGATCCAGCAGTTTTGCATCCCTCGCGGTGTTCGCCCCACGGAATTCGCGGACGTCAATACCCGCCATAGTTGACCGTCAGTCCGACGTCGTTGTAATCGACGTCGGCCTCAGACTTGGCGTCGATCTTGGCCCGCTCGAACGCCTCGCGGTGGTAGCGCGCAGCCTGATAGTCAGTCCAATCGCGGCGCGGAACCGCGTACAGGCGAGCGAGGGCGCCCGAAACGAATGCGTCCCGGAACTTGTGAAAGACCTCGTCCGGCAGCAGCACCGGCTGCGTATCAGTAGCCGTAGCGCCGACGCCGGCATACGTGTGGGTCGAGACGACAAGCCGAGCTTCGAGCGCGTCGGCAACGCCGGTGGTTGGCACCGGGTAGAGCCGCACTTCCGCGCTGTCGATCTCGTAGGTCCACGCGGACGGGACCGCGCCTCCGCGCGTACGCCACTGCGGGTCGGCGTCCTGCAAGTCGGCCGCCGTCATGAACGGAATCTCGCGGCCAGTCGGCGCCCAACGCAGCATGTCGATCGATGTGGTCCGCGCCCAGGCTTCGGCCGGATCCATCAAGTGATTGGGGAACGCATACGTGGCCTGGTCAGCCACGACGTCGATCGCTGCCACCCATGTTTTCCACGCGCTGGTCGCTTCCAGGAACTCGCGCACGGCGCTGGACAGCGCCTGCGTAGCGATCATGGGCGGGCAACCGGAAGCAGAGAGGAGAACGTCAGGCAGCAGCTCGGAGAGATTCTTGCTCACTGGTTCGCCTCCGGCGCGCGCGGCTGGTCAGGGCCGAGCTGGCGCAGCACTTCGCGGGTCTTACCAAGCAGCGCCAAAAACGCGTCGAGATACTTGCTGGAGTTGTCGGCGCCCTCTGCGCGTTGCTCGGAGACCAGCGCAAGATGGCAGACATACTGCGTAAGCGCGGGAATATAGACGTCATTCAGTTCGAGCGCGCTCGCGGGCGCGGCGACTTCGGCGGGGATGCGCACCGCTGTGATGGCCACGGCGTGTCCGGTGATGGGCGCCGGGAACAGCCAGAACGCAAGCGGGTCAGACTTATCCGTAGCGGCAATCTTGTAGCGCGTAGCATTGGCACTCGACGGCTGGGCAGAGCGCGGCCATGCGGCATAGAACGTATCGAGCACGTCGCGCTCAACTGTGCGGATGGCAGTACCCAGCGGATGCGGCGCCGCCACGCTCGTGTCGAGGTTAGCGTCCACGCGCAAGATCGCGAAGTATTCGCAGCCAAGCCGCTGTCTCGCGCGGGGCAGGCCGATGGTGAACGTGTCGGCCTTCGCGTTGGCTTCGGGCTTGATGCGGACCAGCTCCCGCTGAGCCAGCGTGAGGAACCCAAGGAGCTTCGCGTCGCTGTAGCGCTTGGTGTCCGGGTCGTCGTCATTCAGCTCGACCCGTACCCGATCGATGATGTCCTGCGCGGTGCTCACTGCTGCTGTTCCATTTGCCTGTGGGGGGCGCCAATCAGCCCCAAGATTGTGTCGCGCGGCAAGTTGAGCTGTTGGCCAAACCGCTCGATAGCGCGAGCAGCGGCGGCGGGGGCGTACCCCGGAGTCTGCGCAGACGCGGCGCGATAAATCACGTAGTTGACCAGCGCGCCGTGGTACATCGACGGCAGTTCCATGCAGTCCGTCAGATCTGTGATCTCGCCGGGCACCGCGCCGTAGGTGACATAAACGCGGTCGCGCGTCGACGTCGGCTTCGGGTGCAGGAAGAACCCCAGTGGGTCATTCGGGTCGAGGCAGAATCCATCAAAGTAATAGCCCGCCTCCGGCGTCGGGTCGGGGGTCCGACTCATCCAGTCCGGGTCGAAGGTGTCGTACACATCGCGGTCGACGACCGGGATCGCGGCGCCATCGAATTCAGAGACGCTCGGGACAGTCACGCTCGCGCGGTTCTGTTCCACACGGATCAACGTGTGGGCGTCACCCATGTCGAGTCGCTGCCGAGTGGTCCCAACCTCGGGAGTGAATTCGATCGTGACCGGGAGCGCTTCTGGTACCAGCTGCGCGATAACCCTCTGACCGTCGCTCAGCCACTGCAGCATCGTCGGGTCGCTGTGACGATACGGCGCCAAGCTGTCGTTGAGCATGGGACGAATCGTTTCGACGAGGTCGCCAGCGGAACCATAGCAACAGGTGACCGGGGTGCCGAGCGGCACCTTGCGCACCATGTTGTTGCCTTCGGAGGAATAGATCAGGTCGTTGGATGGCGAGATCGCCAGCCCGCCGGGCTGATACACGCCGGCGTCGAGCGCGTCGAAGCCGTTGTCGGAGTTGCTGGTGCCGAATGGGTCGCTGGTGCCCTGGCCAACAAAGCGCGTGACGATTCCGGTGACCGCGTCGATCCGCCGGATTGCCCAGCGGTCGCCGAAATAGATGTTGCCCGTCGAATCGATGACGAGCCCGCTGCAGTCAACCGCAGTTGCAGCCGTCGCCAATCCGCCGTCGCCGGTGTACGTCGTCGACGCGCCACCGAGGACTGTCGTGATGATCCCAGTGGCCCTGTCTACCCGCCGCACGACCGCGTACACGATGTCGGTGATGTACAGGTTGTCGTCTGCGTCAAACGCGATCTGGCCCGGGAGCTGAATCGTCGCAGCCGTCGCCAGCCCGTTGTCGCCGGTGTAACCCAGAGCCCCCGTGCCGACGTACGTCGAGATAATGCCGGTCGTGCTGTTTACCCGGCGGACGCGCCCCTGGTCGGCGATGTACATATCGCCGCCGGAATCGAACGCAATGGCCTGGGGAAGGTTCAGGTGCGCGGCGGTCGCGAGGTTGCCGTCCAGCGGGGTCCACTGACTGTTGGTGCCGTCGCCGGCCGCGATCTCAAGGATGCCGCCCAGTGTGACGCGGAAGACGGCACCGTAATTCCCGTCTGCGATGTACAGCTGGCCGAGCGAGTCGATCGCCAGGCCACGCGGATCGTAGAGGGCCGCCGTCGCCGCCGGAGTGCCGGGCAAGCCAGCCCCGCCGCCGACGACGGTCGATACAACGCCCGTCGTGGCCGTGATTTTTCGGACGAGGTTATGCCACCACTCCGCAACGTAGATGTCGCCGTTGGTGGCAACCGCAACACCGATCGGGCTACCGACCGTAGCGGCTACTGCTGGTCCACCGTCGCCCAGACCCGGGCTACCAATGGCCCCCGTCCCAAGGATCGTTGTGACGGCTGCCATCAGCGCCTCAGTCGTCGACGCTCTTGAGTGCCTCAGTGGCCTCCGCGACCTCGCCGGCCGTGACCTGGAAGCCGATCATGCGCGTGACGACCTGGGCCTTCGGTACGCCGTTGGCGCCGAAGTCCTCACGGCTGTTGCGCTTGAAGCACTTCAGCACTGCGAGCTTGATCACCCGTACGCGCTTCTCAGGAACGTCGCGCTCTTCGGGCGGGAGGAACGGGATCTCATCCGGGTCGTCGTGCAGCGCGGCGCTGCCGAGGCCGTCCTCGACAATGATCTTGCCGTGCTCGTCGCACATCACGCAGCCGGCGGCGCGAGCTTCCTCGTACGCGGGCGCGGGGACGAACGTCGGCTTCATTGCGACGACATCCACCACATGACCGGACAGCGTTGCGATCCGGACGGGGCGAAGGGATTTGACGTATGGCATGGAGGTGGTCCTATTTTGTTGTGGAAGCAGAGCGGCCTAGGACAGCCGCTCTTCGGAAAAAGGGCCGGGAGGGGTTACCTCCCGGCCAAGCCTGCCACCGTTACCCGGTCTGGACTTCCGACACGCGGCCGTCGATCACGTAGTCGACGGTCAGTCGCCACAGGCCGGCCGTAGCCGCTGCGCCGACCGCCGTACGGGTCACCGTGATGTCGTCCGCGGCCGCGTACTCCGTGCCGAGCCGGTTGCCGGTCAGAGCCGCGTTGAGGGTCGCGGTCTGGCCGTTGTGGCCCGACAGGAGCGCAGAGGCGCCGGAGCTGTCGCCGACGGTCAGCGTGTCGGACGTGCCGCTGTTGCCAGCCGTCACGTTCTTCAGCGAACCGCCGAGGATGATGGCGCCTGCCGGCAAGCGAACGGCATCCACCGCCACGCCAGTCGGAAGCTCCGTGTAGTCGAACTCAGCCACCGCCACGAGGCGGGTCTGGCGAGCGCTGTTCTTGCTCATGTGTAGTTCTCCTCTCGATTACTGCGCGAAGTCGACGGCCACGACGCCGAAGTCTTCGACAGTTTCCGAGTAGATTCTGTGGAACTTCGGCTTCAGGAAGCCAAAGATCTTGCCGATCGAGATGCCCTGACGGTTCTCGTAGTCCTTGCCCTGCTCCACCCAGTAGGCGTCACCGATGTCGGCGAAGCCAAGCGCCTGGGCGCCGCAGAACAGAGCACGACCGCCGTTGACGAGGCCGCCCGCACCCCACTTCGAGCCGCTCGCGGCGCCCGAGGTGTTGAACACGTGGCGGAACTCGTGGACGATCACGCCCTCGACCATGACGCTCGAAGAGGCACCGGCGAAGAGTTCGTTCGACGGACCGCGCACGCCCGCGTTGCGGAGGTTCGCGATGTAGTCGGCGTCCTTCTTCAGGTAGCCCATCATCTTCGGGGTCACGAAGAGGTGGAAGTACTCCTCGTTGCCGGCGCCGCGGATACCACGGATGTAGTTGTCCTTGGCGAAGGTCTTCAGGTCGATGATCGACTTGTACGTGATGACGTCGTTGGCGTCGATCACGGCGGTGTCGCCCGACTGCAGGCCGGTCACCGAGTCCCACCGCAGATGGCGGTTGGCCGTCGGCGCGGTCACAGCTGCGGCGTACTCCAGGTTCGCCAGGTCGGAGCCGACGCGCGGGGCGCCGTTGTTCCGGAAGGCGTAGCTCACGCCCGAGAGCGTCAGCAGGGCCAGCTGGTCCATGCGGTCGCCCATCCAGTACGCCAGCTTGTCCTTCGACTGCTCGCGGAACGTCACGACCGACTTCTGCTCGGCCATGCGGCCTTCATGCTCGTTCGCGTGACGCAGCTGGTCGATGGTGATGACCTGGTCGTAAGACTTCAGCGCCTCTTCCTTGCCTTCCAGGGTCGAGTCGCCAGCCACGCCGTCGCCGACGAGGTCAGCGATCAGGGTGATGACGGCGCGCGCGCCCTTCTCGTCCTTCTTCAGCTCGGTGATCCGCTGGATCATCGAGTTTTCGCTCGTGCCCATGAACTTGTTCATGAACGAAGCGTTGCGGGCCTGCGCCCAGAACTGCCGGGACCAGACGGTCTTTTGTTCGTCGGTCAGCGCGGCAAAGTTGGTCAATGCCATTTGAGTAAATCCTCACGTCGTTTCGAACCACCCCTTGCGGGGATCCTTGTTGCGATCTGCTCCGTTCCGTGGAGCCAGCGACTACGCCCGTGAGGTTCGGCGACCCTGCAGCGGTTTTACGTCTTGCTACTCCGACGAACGTTCGAATCTGACCACGCGCGGATTTGGGCTGCACAAGTACAAAGGGCCGCTCACGCGGCCCTCTGCACGGACGGAGGATCACCTCCTCTTTACGGCGCGGGCACCCGCATGCAGTAAATCGCCGCGACGATCAGCACGAGCGTGGCGAGACCGAACATCCTGCGGTTCACAGCTCGTCGCCGCGCAGCCGCTTGAGCATCGCCGGCGGCAGCTGCGCAATCTGCTCGTCGGTCAGCGTGTTGAGGTCCGGCAGCGCGGCGGCGCCGGCCGTCGCACTCGACTGGCCGGCGACGGCCGCCAGCGGCGGCTGCCCGGCAATGGCCGCCACGCGCGCGGCCGCCGTGCGCTCGGGCGCCTTCGGCTTGGCCTTCTGCGGCTTGGCGTTTACCGGCTCCCAGTGGTTGGCCGCCGCCGTGGTCAGCAGCGCAGCGCGCAGCGCCTTGACAGGCGACTCGTAGATCCCGCTGTCGAGATACCCACGATAGATCGCCTTCGCCTGCGTCATGGCTGCTTCGTCGAACTGCTCCGACTTCGGGTCAAAGCCGGGGAACGCCGCCTCCATCTCGTCGGCCACGGCGTCGATGCCCTGGCGAAGATCGGCCTCCGCGTTCGTGTCGACCGACGCCTGCTTGGCCACGGCCTGGAACTCGGCCTTCTCGGCCGCACGGATCTCGCGCCGCTTGGCCGCCGCCTCTTCGAGCTTGCCGTCGAGCAGGAAGTCCATGTATTGCTTCTCGGCCGCGTCGAAGTCGTACTCCTGCGCGGCGCCCTTCTCGGCGGCCTTCTCGGCGGCTTCCTTCTCGGCAAGCCTGGCCTCCGCTTCCTTGCGGCGCTGGATCTCCTTGTCCAGCCGCACTTTCGGGATGCGGGGCTGGTCCTCGCCCTTGGTCTCTTCGCCCTTGGTCTCTTCGCCCTTGGCTCCGGGCTCTCCGTCCTTGGGCAGAAAGCGACCGGTTTCCGGATCGCGTACCGGCAGGGCGGCCTGCTGCTCGTCCGTCAGCGCCGGGGGCTCGGCATCTGGCGCCTTATCGCCCGTGGGCTCGATTTCAGGTGCCGAGGGCTCGGGACTCGGAGCTTGGGACGAAGAGACGAGGGCGTCACCACGATCGCCGGTCGGTTCTTCGACGACCAGGGTGTCACCACCCAGGTACACAGGAACTTCGAGGCCGTGGAGCGGGTCGCGCGCAATCGGGCCGGTCTGCTCGTCCGGCTTCAGGTCGGTGTCAGGCATGGTCATATCCTTATGGGGTTACTTCGATCCGCCGTTGAAACTCTTTCCGTAGCTCGACGCGGTGGCCACGGCGGCCTGGGCCTTCCGCTCTTCGATGCGCTCCTGGGCCTCGGTAGCCAGACGCTTCGTGAGCGCCTGCAACTGGCCGGTGTAGCGCGTCTCGCCCGCCTTGATCTCCATGATCTTGATGCGGGTGAGCAACTCTTCTCGCTTGGTCTGCAGGTCAGCGAGCTGCTTCTCCATGTTCATGCGCAGCTCAGCGGCGAACTTGACCATCTCGGTCTGCTGCTCGCCGGCGGTGGCCTGCGCCTGTGCCATGAGATTCTGCGCAGTCGCGAGGTTGAGCTGCACTTTCGAGGCGATCTCATCCACTTCGGCCGCCTGCCGCCGGAGTTCCAACTCCTGCGACATCTGCGCCATCTGGATTTCCTGCTCGGTCGGCTCGGCCGCGCCCTGCATCTTGCGGATGAACTGCGCGATCTCACGCCCGCGCTGCAGGCCCATGGCCTCGACGATGGCCCAGTCCGGGATGAGCACGCCCAGCTCGCGCGCCGACAGCATCTTCTGCAGCTCAGTCTCATCCTGCACGTCGCGCGTCGGCTTCGAGCCGACCACAACCGAGTACTCACCGAGCGTGACGTCGTTCTGGATCCGGCCGGCCGCGTCCCGGAAATTGATCATCAGCTCCTCGGAGATCTCGCCGCCCTCGTCGTCCAGCGCGACCATCTTGAACATGCGCTGCTCGGTGTAGTACTCCTGGAACAGCTCCAGCATGAACTCCGCGCGGTACTGGCGGGTGAGCGCCAGGTTGTCGAAGATCACGTCCATCTGGATCAGACCGCGCTGCGTCTTGGCGTGGAGCGCCTCGCCGCTGATCTCACGACCCGGCTGCCCGAGCACTGCGTCGGACACGCCGCTGATCTCGCGGAAGTACATCGTCGCCTTCTGCGACAGCCGGTCGAGCCCGGTCGGGATCTGGTTCGGCTGGATCTTCACCGGTGCGGCCGCGCCCCGGTTGTACTCCAGGACCAGGCCGGTCTTGGCGCCGTGGCGCTTCAGTCCCTGCGTGGTCATGTTGACCAGCGACCCGGCCTCGACGAGCCAGCCGGAATTGGCCGTGGTGTTGACCACGTGCAGCTCCTGGCTGAGCGTCTTGTTCGTCAAATCCTGGGGCGCGATGAGGTTGCGCACGAGGCCGAACGGTCGTCCACGGCGGAAGTACGGGAAGAACGGGATGACCGTGAGGCGCCGGTACGGCGACCACATATCGATGAACGTGTAGCGGTCACACGTCACGCGCCACCGCACGCGCCGTTCGGCCCGAGTCACGATCTGCAGGCCGTAGCCCTGCACCGCGATGTCGATCAGATGCGGCGGCCAGTCCTCCGGCACCGGCGACGTGTCGCCCGTGGCCGGGTCGACGAAGTACTTGCGCAGCGCGAACTTATAGAACTGCCGCTCGATGATGCGCACGCGCAGCGTCTTCTTGTACTCGTCCTTGTACAGGTAGTTGAACTGGCCCTGCGTGTAGAACTGCTTCTGCGTCGAGAACGTCTCCGGGTCGAACATCATGCTGTCGAACCCGAGCGTGTGGTCAGCACTGACGTAGCGGATCTTGTCGGCGTTTTCCTGGCCGTACATGACCGCGACCTCATCCGGCGTCATCCACCGGGTGATGTAGACCTCGTTCCAGGTCTTCGGGTCATACTCGCGTGCGCCGGGGTCGAGCAGCACGTCGACCGGGTCGAGCGCCGTCTCGCGGATCTCGCCGAGCAGGTTCTCGCCGAAGTCGAGGCGCATGTCGAAGTAGCCGCGATCCTGAATCACGCCGTCGAGGAACACCTGTTTCTCGACGTAACGTGAGTGCGAATCATCGGAGACGTGCTTCGCCATCTTGGTGAGGGCGTCGGACACGTTCTGCGTGGCGCCGCGCGCGCGCGGCTTGTACTCGATGTCCTGGCGCTGCGAGATGTACTGGCCGGTGACGGCGTTCACCGTCGACAGCACGAGGTTGACCGTGGTGTGCGGCCGGTTTTCGGCGTCGAGCGCCTTGGCGACGGACTCCTCCCACTGGTCACCGTAGTAGTAACGATCGAAGAGCTTCGCCTCTTCGACGTACTTCAGATGACCGGCGTCGCGCGCGCGGGTGTAGCCCGCCCACTGCTCGTCGGCGACGTCCGACGGCCCGGCGTAGGTGATGTTCGTGTCAAATGCTTCCATGCTCATGCCGCCATTGCTGGGTTGGTGGTGACCAGTCCGTGGTCGCCGTACGATTCAAGTCGCTCCCGCCACGACGCGATCTCGGTCGTGGGCGGGGGGATATATTGGACGTTGTTCATCATCTGGCCGATCCACGCGAGCGCGTCGACCTGGTCGTCCTTGCTGGCGCCGGGGAACCGGAGCAGCTCGGTCACGAACGTGTCGGTCCAGGGCGCGTCGCGACGGATGTAGACCTTGCCCTGCCGCATGCGACCCTGGATTGGGCGGGCGCGCAGCTCCTTGTCGCGCTTGCCGGGCGGCAGCGGGTCGATGTTCAGGCTGAACAGCCGCTCCTCGAAGCGGCGCTTTTCCAGGAACGGGCCGATGGCCTTCTCGATCTGGCCCTGTTCCAAGCCGAACACGACCGGGTTGTACCGGCGCTGGATCTCGAAGATGCGGTCGACCAGCTCCAGCGAGTCCCACTTCCCGCGCACGACATCGATGACGAAGATGTCGTCGTTGGCGTTGATGCCGGCCACGACGAACACGGACCAGTCCGAGTACTCCTTCTTCGAGATCGCGAGGTCGCCGGCGGCGAACACGGTGAAGTTCTTCATCCGCACGTCGCCGTCGTAGTATCGGATCATCGACTTGGTGAAGTACTCGCCCTCTTCGGGCGTCGGGTTCTGCTGGTAGAGCGCGTTGAAGTCGCGATCACCGATGGTGGTCTTGATGCGCAACAGGGCCTTGAGCGAATACCGCGCGGCGTGCAGCGGCTCGCCCTTCTTGCGGTACTTCTCGTCGTGCGTGGCGATAGCAGGGAAGCGCACGACCTTCCACTTGTCGTGGTCCTCGGGCCACTCGCCGGTCTCCTGCGCGAGCTTCTCGGCCTGCTCCATCAGCTGGATGAGCGTGCCCATGAAGTCGTCGTAGTTCCACCGCGTGTTGATCGCCATCACGCCGGCGCCGGGCATCAATCGGGTGTATGCCGTCGAGGTGTACCAGTCCCAGATCGCCCTGCGCACGAGCGCCGAGTCGGCCTCCTCGCGGTTCTTGAGGATGTCGTCGATGTTCAGGACGTGCGCGCCCTTGCCCGAGATCGGGCCGCCGACGCCGGCCGCCACGTACACGCCGCCTTTCGTGAGGCCCCACTCTTCGATCGAGGTGTAGTCCTCCTTGAGCCTGGTTTCCGGAAACAGGAGGCGGTAGTCGTCCGAATCGACGATGTCCTGCACGCGCCGGCTGAAGCGGTAGGCGAGGGGAGCGGAGTACGAGATGCCGATGAACTGGTGCCAGTTCGCCCGACCGAAGTGCCAGGCCGGGAACTCCTCCGACCCGATCATCGACTTGCCGTGGCGGGGCGGCGCCTCGACCAAGAGGCGCGGCTCCTTCTCGTCGATCACATCCTGGCTGAACTCTTCCAGCGCCTCGCACAGCTCGTGCGAGAACCAGCCGTCCTTGTACCGGGGGTTGCGACGCTTGATGAAGTGGGCCAACTTGCGACGCGCCAGCTCGCGGCGTGCCAGCTCAATCTGCACCGCTTCCTCGGCGCTCAACTGCTTGCGCTCGGACGCCGACAGGGCAGCGCCGGTCTCCTTCGCCGCAATCGCGTCGGCCGCGCGGGCGAACTCCTGCTCCTCGGACGGTTTCTCAGCTTCCTGGGCACTAAGAGCCCGGCGCGCGGCGGACTTAGCCTTGCGCCTTTCCGTCTTGCGCGCGTTCCGGGCCGCGTCCGACTCCGGCGAGTTGATGGTCTTGTCCGGCTTCCCGTCTGCCTTGCGGCGCTTCCGGTACTCCCGCACCTTCAGCCGGTTCTCGGTGCGCTTGCGGCACACCTCGCAGACGTCCAGCTCCTCGCGCGCGTCGCCGGTCTGGCCGCACTCCACGCACTTCTTGCGAACGAGGGGGATGGCGAGCGGGCGGCGCTGCTTAGCCATTGCGCACCGGCGTCACGTCCACGAATTCCCCCTCGATGAGGAGTCGCGGTTCCGTGCGCGCCAGCCGCATCAGCTCCTCGGTCGGGAGCTGCTTGAGGTCTGCCTCGTGTTTCGGGGCCTCCAACGAGTGCTGCACCTTCACGGTGCTCTTCTGCTCGATGAGTCCGTTGATCTTGGCGAGTGCCATCACCGCCGAGACCTGTTCTCCGGACGTCGCCGCGTTGTAGTACGCGCTCATCAGCATATCATTCAGCTTCTCGCGGGTAATCCCTGTGGCCTGCGCGCTAATCCGCCTGCCCTCTTCGAGCGCGGCGGCGATGTGTGGCTCCTTCGCCTTGCGTGTGCCCATGCGAGCGGGGGAGTTGTACCCCGCTGCAGTGGCTGCAGCGACCTGAGAAAGCCCCCGGAGCAGTCCTTCGACGAAGATCCGATCCTGGTCAGTCAGGTCTTTAAGCGCTGGAGTCAGGTCCATGAGGGTCCTGAAGTGCGGGTTGAGCTGCAATGATCTCTGTGAAGTACGCGTCGAACGCGTCGATCACCATCTGCAGCAGCTCGGCGGCGTGCGGGCCAGAGAACACGACGGCGTGCCGTTCGCACAGCGCGCGGTCGCGCGGCAAAGTGCGGACCTCGATCCGGTCGCCCGCGCCATCTGACTCCGTGCCGGCCAGGAACTCGGCCATCGTTGTGCATGCCACAGGCTTGGTCATTTGCTTTTCCCCGCCGCCAACGCGGCATACCACCCCAGCTGTTTCGCCGTACGGCGCCGGTGGCAGTTGGCGCATCGCACGTCGCATTTCGCTATTTCCCGCATCACCCGTTCGAGTGAGTAGCCCTGGGTGATCAGCTCCGCGACCGTCAGCTCCTTGAGCGCGCGGTCACGATGGTCGAACTCCAGTACCGAGATGTCGGTCTCCCCGCAGTCCGTGCACGGGTTGGCGCGCAGATATTCGAACACCACCTCGCGCGAGGCCGTCGCCCGGTCTCGGCGCCGGTGGTTCACGATGCGAACTTCGCAGCTCCGGCACTTTTTTCTCCTCCCCCGAAACAGCTCTGGCCGTTTCGGCTTACCGCACTCGACGCACTTGCGCATTCGAGATGGGGGTCACCGGCGCACTCCTGGAGGGAGGAGAGAGCGAACGGAGGGCGGTGCGGCCGGTGACCCCCAAACCTGCGGTCCTTGCAGACGATGTGTCCATGCGACGTAAAGCTACGGGCTTGGAATTTGGGCTGCTAAAAATTTTTTGAGAATTTTTTCCGCGCGCGTGCGCTCAGATTGATCCTCCCCCCGGTCAACGTTGCGGCTGGGCCACCGCAAATCGCGTTTCTCAGCGGCTGCGTTTCCAAGCAGCGAGGGCGCAAGGAACCTTCTCTCGAAGCGCCAGCGCCCTTGGGCAGTAGCGTGTAGGGCAGTGGGTGTTGGTGGGTGTGGTGGTGGGTGTGAGCTTGGAGGCTTCGATACACAGGGCGCAGGCGCCTGGGACTGGGGGGTGTAGGTGATGGGTGGGATGTACCCACTCGCTCCTGCGTGGAGATTGCTATGAACTCTCGCTTCACCCCCGTCGTCCTGCTCGCGGACGGCACGCTGAACCGCTCGCAGCCCCGCACCGACGGTCGCACCGGCACCGCGATGTACGGCTCGTTGCCGTTGAACGTCGCCGCGCTCGCGCCGCTGTTCGCTGCTGCCATCGCGAAGGGCGAGTCCGAGATCATCCTCGACCTCGCCGTCTACGAGCGCACGCGCAAGGACGGCAGCGGCACGTTCTTCGGCATCCAGTCGCGTCGCATCTACGACCCGAACGCGCCGAAGGAGGCGCAGTCCGAGGCCGCTGCGGGCTAATCACCCGCGCAGCACACCCACCCGGCAGTGATGTCGGGTGGGTTTTTTATTGCTGGCGTCTCCGAGCGAAGAGCTTGGCAACGCAGTGGCTCGGCAACTCGGCGGCCAAGAGCTTGGCAACTTGGAGCGCGGAAACGCGGGGCTAGGCGCTGGGATGGCAGCCCAGATTTTTCTCGTTTTACCTGTAACTCACGGAGCGGCAATGACCGAACACATTCAGTTCCTCCGCGCACTCATTGGTGAGCTGCGGAATCAACGCGACGACGCGCGCGAGAACGCAATCGAACTCAGCATGGACAACATGCGATTGCGCGCGCGAGTCAGATGGCTCGAAAACGAGCTGGAGACACGCGACGCCGCCATCGACAAATCAGTCGCGCTGCTCGAAAGCGACTTCATCACATCAGCAATGCTGAATCTCAACGACATCGTCTTGCGGCGCGTCGACACCGGCCCGTCGCAAGCTGACCGTAAGTGGTGAGCACCATGCGCCACCGCATCTCGACCTACGTCCTCATGGTGCTGGTACTCGCCAGCTGTGCAACCCCGCCAGCACACAACGAGTTCGGTGGATACACCGATGCGTGCGGCAGCAAGCCAGGCTTACTCGGCGACGACTGCTAGAGGGACCAATGGCCGAACTGATCATCACCATCACATTGTGGCTCGTGCTCGGCCTGGGATTCGGGCACTTGCTGGGCCGCTTCATCAAGGAGAACGACGAATGAGAGCTGTTGACTGGGCACTGGTCAACACCGAGACGATGGATGTGTTACGAACAGCAACGAACGAACACGTGCTGTCCGCGATCTGCGACCACATGAGGTCGCACACCATCAGCCTCGGTGGCAACCCCGACCGCTACCGCGTAATGGAGATGCGGCGCGCCGAAATGGGCGACGCCCTCTACGAACGCGCAATCGACATACGATGGCAGCAGTATCAGCGCCGCATCTCGCAGCGCGCTCGCGACATCGGACATCTCCCAATCAGCGCCATGCGCTGACCTCAACCCCGCAGGCGGCTCGTCCGCTTGCGGGGTTCTTTTTTGTGTCCTTTAACCGTGTGGAGAGCACATCAATGTCTGATCGCAAA